CACTCTGACCCTGCCAAGCGCCGCATCTTTCACTGGGCGCGAGCTTTACATCTCCACCCAAACGGCAAATGCGGTCAACAGCGCGTCCAGCAACGTGCTGGGGCCTCTCGGGGGCAGCGCGGGGACTGGCATCTTGCCCGCCGTTCTCGGGGCTTGGGCCTATCTGGTGAGCGATGGCACGAATTGGCGTGTCATGGATTCGTCTTTCCGCGCCGCTGTCGTCGATCCGCGCACCCGTCCGGGGGTTCCGACTGTGGTGGCGGCTGGCACTTCAACGGCGGTAACGGGGGCAGACGCTGTGGCGTCCCCTCAAACGGCGGCGACATTCACTGTCCCCGCCGGATACATGGGCCGGTTCGGCAAGGCCGAGATTCGCATGTTGACCGCACAGACCAACAACGCGAACAACAAGACGGTGCGCGTCAACTTCGGCGCAGCCCGCCCCATGGAAAGCGCGGGCGGCTTCACCGGGTCAAGCGCCACGGATCGAACGGTGACGGTGTTCAACGTCAATTCGGAAGCGGTGCAGGCGTTCCTGCCTGCCGACGCGATTTTCTCGCCGTCCGAGACTGGCGGCGCGGGCGCAAGTTCCGCGACCGTGGACACCGCCGCCGATGTGACCTGCACGATCACGGTGCAACTGGCAAACGCCGCTGACAGTTTGCAGGTGGTTCGGTGGGAACTAGTGGTGACGCATGTCGCCTGATTTGCCAGACAAACACAAAAGAGGCACAATGTCAACATGATTAAATTCACTGACCGCGCACGAATTGGGCAAGTCAAGAAAACCCCTGAGGGTTATCTTGTCGCTCATTCGCGGGCATTGCGGACTGGGGTTCAAGATTATCTAGCGTCCGAGCTTGGCCTTGTCGGCAATCACATCGTGAAGGTGTATCGCCCGCCCGAAAGTGTGTTTGATGCATCTAGCCTTTCCAGCATGGCGCAAAAGCCTGTCACCGTGGGGCACCCTAGCGTTGATGTGACGCCGGATAATTACGCGGAATTGGCGGTTGGACACGTCACTAATAAATTCGCCCGCGATGGCGAATGGGTGGCGCTAGAGGTCATGGTGACTGACCGCAAGGGGCTTAATTACCTTGACGCGGGCAACGTTGAACTTAGCGCGGGCTATGTCGCTACCATGACGGAAGCGCCCGCTAATAGCGGCTATGACTTCATTATGGGGCCGCCGCAGTATAACCATTTGGCCATTGTCAGTGATGCAAGGGCCGGATCAGAAGCGCGCATTGGCGACGCTGCAACTTGGGGCGCGGCCCCGATTAACCAAACCGGAAAGGAAGCCGAAATGGCGGAACTCAAAGCGGTTGCGGTTGGTGACAAGGCCGTGCAAGTCGCGGCCTCGGATGCCGATACGCTGCTGAAGATCATCAAGGATCATGCCGACGCGCTGGCCGAAAAGGACGCTGAGATTGCGGCCCTGAAAGTAGAGTGCGCTGATGCCACGAAACAAATCAAGACCGACGATGAAATCGCCGCACTTGTGCGCGATGGTGTTGCGGAACTGTCCGGCGTTATCGACAAGGCCAAGGCGCTTGTTGATGGCTATGACGCTACCGGCAAAGACGCGATGACCATTCGCCGCGAAGTGATCAAGGCGGTTTATGGCGACGAAGCTATTGCCGACTTCAAGACTGATATTGAAGTCAAGGCGGCTTTCGCGGTTGCCAAATCGACTGTGAAAACTGACCCCATCCGCGATGCTATTGCGAAGGGTCTAGAGAGCAAAGACGCTTGGGGTTTTGTGAAAACCAAGAAGGAAGGTAAGAAATAATGGCTACTCTGGTAGAAGGCGCGCGTAACGCCGAGTTTATGCAATCCGAGGCTAACGGCACCCGTTCGCGCGATGCGGCCATCGTGACCGTCGCTGCTAACACGACCATTCCGGCTGGCCGCACTATGGCGCAGATCACGGCAAGCGGCAAATGGGTTCCGCATGATGCGGACGGCACCGATAACGGCACTCGCACCGTTCGCGGCCTGCTTTACGCGTCGGTCACCAATGACACCGCGTCGCCCGCTGACTTTGACGGTGTGATCATCGCGCGTGACGCTGAAATCAAAGGGTCTAAAGTCGTGTATGACCCCGCTGGCGATGCCGCTGCAAACCTGGCCAATCGCGTCACGCTTGCCGCTCTTGGCATCATCGTGCGCACTGTGTAAGAAAGGATAAGTAGCAATGGCTACGATGGACGTTTTCAAGGCTGATGCCTTTAGCATGTTCGAGCTGTCCTCGGCAGTTTCGAAGATGGACTTCAATCCGCAAATGCTTGGTTCGATGAATATCTTTGAACCTAAGCCTGTGCGGACTAAAACGGTTTGGGTTGACCGTCAGACCGACACGCTGAACCTTATCGGTTTCTCTGAACGTGGCGCACCGGCTGACCAGAACTCGCGCGCAAACCGCGATATGCTGGCGCTGAACATTCCGCGCCTTGCCGTTCAGGATACTGTTTGGGCGCATGAAATCGCCAACCTGCGCGCGTTTGGTTCGGAAACTGAGCTTATGTCGGTTCAGCGTGAAGTTGCCACTCGGCTTGAACGTATGCGCCAGAAGATTGAATACACCGAGGAATACCTGCGCCTTGCGGCTATTCAGGGTGTTGCGCTTGACCCGCGCGATGGTAGCTCGTATTACAGCTACTACACCGAATTTGGGGAAGCCCAAGATACTGCGACTTCGTTTGAGCTTGACCAGACTGACACTGACGTTGCGGGCATCTGTCGTGATATCGTTCGCTCTATCCAGCGTTCGGCCAAAGGGGCGTGGGTTATGGGCCGGTCGCGCGTTCACGCTCTGGTTGGCGACGACTTCTTTGACGCTCTTATCTCGCACCCGAACGTCAAGGAAATGTGGCTTGGCTGGCAAGCCGCCGCTGAGCTTCGCGGCGTTGATGCTTTCTCGCAATTCGACTTTGGCGGGATCTTGTTCCACAACTATCGCGGTTCGGATGACAACTCGACGGTTGCAATCGGCGCTGCCGTTGCAAAGTTTTTCGTCGTAGGAGGTGACGGCATCTTCGTAAAGGCCATGGCGCCTGCCGATGAGTTCATGCCCTACGTCAACACCCTTGGCCAGCCGATCTATGCGGTTCAAGAGCTTGACGCTGCTTTTATGAATACTCCGCGCTTTGCGAAGTATCACGTCCATGCCTATCCGCTCTACTACTGCCAGCGGCCCGGCACTCTGCGTCGTGGCACCCTGACCTAACCGTCGCGCAGATGATACGGAAAGCCCCGCCTATATGGCGGGGTTTTTGTTTACAGAGCGATGTAGCAGGCCAGCAACGCGCCTATGAACGCCACGAAGATAGCCGTGTCAAGGATAAGTCGGCGGATCATGCAACCGCTCCACATGTATCGCAATGAACGTAAATGCCATCATCAACCATCGCGCCATTGCAAGGTTTAAGCCGATACCTGCGCGGCTGATCCTCATCGTGTTCCGGCATTCGGTTGCAGGTTTCGCCTTCGTATTCGCCGACCGGATCGGGATATTCGGGCGCGGAAAGTC